AAATCGTTTCGTAATTACAAATAATTCCTCTTCTTTTCCATTTACTAATTCTTTGACTTTTTTTACCTTGTGGTGTTTGATGATATTCTTTCTTTTGTTGATTTAGTTTCTCCTTATTTTTTTGATAATATTCTTTATAATATTCTTTATTTTTTTCATTTATTTTCTCTTTATGTTTTTCATAATATTCTTTATAATAGGCTTTACTATTAGACGGCATAATTTAATATTATTTATTTTATAATAATATCAAATCAATTTTATTAATATGCAACCAATCCTTTGATGGGTAGTCTATTATCATATGGAAGCTCAATAAATCCAATAACTGCTTGTCTAATATCACGAGGAATGGGTTGCATATATACTCCTACATCTGCGTGATAAAACGGCATAAACTCAAGTGATTGTTCATTTACCTGATGATATACCTGTTTGCCTTGGAACTCCTTATCAACCTTGTGGTAGGTATATTGTTCCTCATCCTTTACAGAATTAAAATTAGCTAATATTTCGTCTTCAGTAATTGAATTATGACCAAATATTTTTTGAGAATTATGATGTAATTCTAATAATTCATTGTATGTTTTCAATGAATGTGCATTAATATCTATAAAAGATTTTATTTGTAAACCAGTTCTAATCATAGAAATAAAAGCCATAATACCACCAGCAGTAGCCCCAAGATTTTTTAAATCAGTCATGGTAGGTGCTAATTGCTGTATAAATCCAACATTATAACTATCCAACCACGATTTATAATCTTCTAATCTTTGAGGAAAATACAATTGCTCTAATGTAGTTAAAAATGATTTTGTAGCATCTCGTGGAACTCCCTTTTTGAATAGTTTTCTTACCAACCCATCTTCCCACATATGACTTTCACCCAATCCTTCGTTTTTAATTATTTCCAATACATCCTCACCATTAATATCATATTTATAAAATGCACCTTTTGCTTTTGGAAATTTTGTAAAGAATTCAGTAAATAAATTATTTCTTCTACTAACAATAAAATTAGGAATTTGTTGTCGTCTTACTCGTTCAGGTGTGTTTCGTAATCCATATCTACTTGTAGGTTGCATAAAGCCCATATATCTCATAAGACCAGCACCAAAATTTTTTGTATTCTCTAACATAGCTGGAAAATTTGTAGGATTAATAAACTGCTGGAAATAGCCAGATAATCGTTGAGCAAGGGTAATCTGTGAAGGTGTTTCAAGCCCAGTAAGTAATGAAATCAATACATTTTCCACACCGAGCTGAGCACCAAATTTTAATGTAGAAATAGTAGATATTGTAAATAATTTATCTGCTTCATCATTATCTTTTATTTCTTTTAAAATCTCTCCATCTAACAAAATAGTTCTACCAGCGTGATAATAATTTTGTCCAGCTACTGCTTTTGGTGGTAATAATGTAATAGGGTCATTTATATCTGCTACTCTAAATGATGTTAATTGACTATTTACTATTTTTGCACTTTCTTTATCAAATCCTCTTGGACTACCAAATGTATAACAAACACATTTTTTATATTTAAAATATTTATTGATTTCATAAGCTAATATCATAGCAGGTATAGCTCCATAAGAATGTCCAGTGGTATATATAATAGTATCAGCATTCACTCTTGTATTTGTAAAAAATTGATTAATTTGTTCTTTTAAAGATAAATAAAATTGTAAAAATCCAGAATGAACCCGTAGTCCATCGTAAAAAACTGGTGAAATAGATAAATCTTTAATTAAATCAGCAACAAATAAATCAAATCTACCAGTATATACTTTACCAAAATCTGTGCCTCTAAACGCAATCGTCAATACATTTTTTTCATTTGAATAATATCCTCTTGCTTGTTCGCTCGTCCCAAAATTTTCATCACCAAATTTACCAGTCATGTCGTATTCAAAAATATCATTAGAAGGAAAATAACTATCATCAAATCTTTCGTATGAATGCTCACATAAATGCAGTAAATGTTTCGCTATTTCTATATCAAATTTAATATCACCGTCGTAGGGCAAATCATATTGAGGTTCTAAATTTGTTTCACCGAGAAGTCTTCTACGACCAGTTTTTCTATGTGGTGGTAAAGGTTTTGGTTTTGGTTCAGGAGGGTCGTCAGGCTTAGGTGTTGGAATAACAGGTTTATCAGGTTCGGGTTCAGGTTTATGTCTTGGTTTTCGTTGTATATCATCATTAGACAGCCAGCCACCATATTGCCTATTATCCCATTCATTATTTTGGTCAGTAAAAGGATTTACTGGATTTTTTTTTAATTCAGCTCTTCTTTCTTTTTGTTTTACAATATCATCATATAAATTTTTAATCTGCTGTTTACCAGTAGCCCATTGTATTTGTGATTTTCTAATTGCTGTAAAATCATCTTCCAGAAATTTTTTCTTATTTTTTTTATAATAATCAACCCAACTTGGTTCTGTAATATCTAAGCCTTTACCTATTCTTGTTCTATTTTTATTCATATAACCATTATCTACTTCATACTCAGTTAATGTAGCATTTTTTATTGCTTCAACTCGTTCTTTTCCTATTTGTATTAATGCATCTCTTAATCTAGTTTTTGGAATTACAGCTTTACTAACGGATACTTTAATATCATATTGTTGATTTACAATATTTATTCTTTTTTGATTTAATTCGTTTGTTTTTTTTGTAATAAATTCACTATTAAAATTTGGACTATCAAAAACTTGTTCTCTAAAATGTCGTAAAACTCTTTCATCTCTTACACCTAAATCCATTTTAATTAATTTTTGTTGGTCTATTTCAGGTATTTCAGCACCAGTCTGTTTATAAAACCAATTCGTAGTTCCAAATAATCTATCTTGATATTCGTGTCTTTGTTTTTGTTCTCTTAAATTTTTATATATCATTTCCATTCGCTGACGAGTGTTTAAACCACCACTAATTAGCCCACCTTTATCTACTTGTTTATCTTCCATTAATATTTTAATACTTTGCTTCATAAAAGTTTGATATTGAGATAATTCAGTTTTTAATTCTTTATCTTTTTTATTATATGCTTTTCTTTCTTCAGCTGTTGAACGGGGCATAGTATATAAATTTCTATATTTCTGCTCTTGATAGGGGTCATAGAATAAACTAAATACTTTATCTTGTAATTGTTCATCACTATAATGTGATAATTTATCATCTTTTTCATATTCAAATGGTGGTATTATAGCACCAGTTCCTTCATTTTTTGGTGGATTTTTATAACCAAAATAATATTTCGCCATGAGTTGCACATATTTATTTTGAGTTTCAACTGAATTATTATTTAATTTTCTTAATTTTTCATTCATATCACCAATTTGATTAGCTGTTTCTAATAATTTAGCTCCTTGTTCTTTATAACCTGCTGTTTTTTTATTATCTTCTATAACCTTATTTACAATCTCGTATGTAAGTAATCCTAAACCAACAACCAAGCCAATTCCACCAGCTGCAGAGGCAATACTACTTGCTATACCAGCTGTTTCAGCTCCTGCTCCGGCAACTTCACTTACCCTAGATAAAGTAGTTAGTCCTTCAGCTGTTTCTAAACTTACTTCTGTGCCTTCTATGGTTAGAGACAAACCATCTTCAGCAACATTTACTTCTAAACCTGCTCCTCTTATAGCATTAATTTGTGCAACTTCATCTCCCTCAGCAAACTCACCTAATCCCAATCCCTTTGTTTCACCTGATAAAGCACTTCTTTCATTTATTGGTATTTCGTCCCATTTCCCCTCCATACTGAAGGGGTCTGTAGTCTTAACTTCTCCAACTTTTTGACCTACTTGAACTCCTGTCTCAGCTGTTTTACTTTCACCAGCACCACTAAAAATATCTTCAATATCTTGAGGTATATCCTTAGCAGGTTCAGTGGGAACATCTTCACCTTTTAATATTCTTTCAAATTCCCCTGCTTCTTTTTGTTCAATACTCAAATCTTTCATTTCTATTTCTTTACCAGAATCAATTTCAGGACTTTTAATAAAATCTCTAAATGCATCTTTTAGATTTTCAGGTATATTTAACTTCTGTAAATCTTCTAATAATTCTGCTTCACTTGAAACACTCATATATATATAATCTTTAGAAATAAAAATTGAAATGTATTTAAAAAGAATATTTAGTATATATATAATAATGAAGAACAGAAATAAACAACAAGCAGAAGCCCATAAAAATTACATGCGTGAATATTACAGAAAAAATCCAGATAAAAAATTAAAACAATATGAAAAAAGAAAAGAAAAATTACATGAACCGATAGAGTGTCCTGTATGTAAATGTATGGTTCAACGAGGTAATCTACCAAGACATAAAAAAACAAAAAAATGTTTAAAAATAAAAAATGAAAAACCTGTAATTGTTGATGGAAAATTAAATGTGGAAATTAAAAATCTCTCCAAATAAATATAATATCTATGGATTTATTAAATGAAAAACAAAGAGAAAGAAGAAAAAAGCTCAAATATCATAGGGAATATTATAGAAGAACAGTCCAACTCAATCCAACCAAAGTGCGACGAACTAGTAAAAAACAAAAAGAAAATAGAAAAACCTTTAAAATCACAAAAATCAATAACGAAAGACAAGTGGTATTATCACCAAAACAAGGAAATGATAAAGAAAAAAGCGAGGGAGAAATATTGGAAACGAATGAAAAATAGACAATATAGATTTAATTATTTAGCAAAACAAAGAGAATATAATCGTAGAAGAAAAAGAGGAAAATTAAAAACTATGGAAAAATATAATTTAAAATATTTATATGACCCTTTTCATAGTTCTTTAGCACCTTTATTAATAATTTATGATAATCTTTTAGAAAAAGATTTATCAAAAGAATAAACTATTTTTGTAATACTTTTTATAAAAGTATAGGGGAAGCAATATCGTGAGATAAATAAATTTTTTATCTAATGATATATTATAAAAACATGGCTAATAGTATTTTAAATTCTAACCAGAGTTCTGCTCTCATTTCGGCACTTGATTCAGTCAGTAGTGCTAAAAATTTTGCTGAATATTCGTATGCCTCCAAAGGTGTTATGCAGTATTCTCATCTTCCCGCTCACGCCCGTATTGTTTCCACAAGTCAGGCTACTTCCATTGGTTTTAACCAAAATTGCGATTTCCCAATTCTAAAGTCAGGTTTCCTTGAGAACGCTTTTGTTAAGATGGTTCTTAAAAATGAAACAGGAGCTACTGCTTACCTTAATGCTAATATTGGTAATCTACAGATTGCCGAGATACAGCTCATTAGTCAGGGTAAAGTTCTTGCATCATCTAAACCATTTGGTCGTGCTTGTCTTATGAGTGATGCCGAGTATGGTCGTAAGAAAAATCAGGAGAAGGGTTATGCTCTACAGGCAGCTCGTCATACTCTTGCCGATGATGGTAGTCTCACATTTTATGTCCCTCTTGGTATGTATTTTTGCGAGAGTGCTTCTCAATACATAGACACCAACTTTATTGAGCCACTTCAGGTTCGCTGTAGACTTGGCTCTGCTAATCAGTATGCTGATGATGGTGCTAATCCAGCAGTTGCAGTAAATCTTTCTCTCACAAGTCTTGAGCTTGTTCAGTGTTTCCGTATGCTCCCAAGTGATAAAGAACAGGAGGCTATTAATGCTAATTATGCTGAAGATGACCTTGTTATTGTAGGTTGGGACTTAGTAGAGGAAAGCACTACTAAAACTCCTGCCGCTGCTGTATCTCAGGAATTCACTCACACAATTACATCTAACCGATGTGTATCTAAACTTTTTGTTGCTCTTGAGCCTACTGTTGATTCCACTGCGACCGACCTTGCTTCACAGGCTGAGGGAAATTATCTTCCCCTTTCCAATATTAAACTTGAAATGAATGGACAGAGTGCAATTGATATTGATGCAGATTTGGTTGGATACATGATGGGTGTAGATAATGGTTCTCGTAATCCTAATTGTGTAGGAAACTACTGGGACAGCACCTATGAGCATTCACAGAATGTCTATTGTATTGATATGGGGCTACTTAAGGGCTTAGATAAGTTTTCAGGTATGATTTCGGCAAGAGAGCTTAATTCGTTTAAATTAACTTGCACTTCTTCAGCCAGTTCCGCTGTTGAGGCTTCGGCACACAACCTCCGTGTCTGTATGGTCGCTCCTCAGCTTATCAGTATTAGCTCTGCTTCAGGTAAGGTTTCTACTTCACTTTCGTCATAAACACTTTTTAGAAAAGTGTAGCAAAACTAAATATTTTTGGTTTTACCTTTTTTTAAAAGGTTATTTTTAATTAATCCACCACCCATTTATTTTAATTAAGAATAATACTAATTTAATTAATTAATATTATTTAAACTTTTGGCTTACCTTTTTTAAAAAGGTTTTATGATTTAATTTTTAGATTTTTTGGTAAATAACTTCTTCTATCTCGTTTCAATAAATATCTATTAGGAGGAGCAATTGGTATTTTAACTCTACCCTTTCTATGTTCAACTTCTTGTGTATGACTTTCAACATTTTCACCTTCAGGTAATTGTTCTCCAAGAGCGTGTTTTCGTCCGCCGAGATGGTAGTGTATGTCTTTTGTAGATTGTAATGCTTGTTGAGTTCCAACCTGTCTAATAGTTTGACTAGTAGCAATTGGTATTTGAGGCATCATAGCAGAACTTAATTGTCCAATATTTAATCCTAATACAGAAGGGTCTATAATTACACCTAATCTTAATCCTTGTCTTCCTGAATAATATTCAATAACTTCTTCTTCCAAATCTCTATGTAATTTTCTTAATTCTCCAACAGAAGATTTTGCTGATAAACTTTCAAATTTATCAACTAGTTTTTTAAATGATTTTGTTTTAATGTCGTCGTCATAAATTCTAACAAATGATTTACATTCTTCATATAATCTTTTTCCACTATATTTCATTCTATTTCTTTCCATACTAACTTTTTCAGCCATTGGACTAATAAATCCCCTACTTGTTGGAGGAACTGCTTTTTCTATTTCAACTTCTGTGTCTGCAATATCTTGTTTTTGTTCTGTAATTTTCATGTTTACATTTTGTGGTGTATCATCAGGTAATGGAATATCTGTAGAAGCATCAGGTATATCCTGAGCATCTTCATTGTAAAATTCAGCACCTTTTCTTCTGCCTCTCATAGAAGGTTGTGGTTCATCTTTTTGAGGAACTGGTATAGCATCAGCCATAGGTATTTCTTTTCTATGGTCTGTTTCATGTTCAACATCGGCGTGGTCTAATAAGGGGTCAATAGATGCATCGTGATTTACTACTACATCTACAATTTTGTCTTTTTGTTCTTCTTCATTTTGAGCATTTTCCTCTACTCTTGCTCCTCTTAAATCTCCCGATTTTGCTCTTTTTTCTAATGCTTCTCTTGCTTCTTGTTCTAATTTCTCTCTTTTCTTTTGATTTTCTTCTTGCCCTGTAGCAATATCTTTATTCATTTCCTCTCTTTTTTCTTGTCTCTGTTTTAGCGTAGTTTGTGCTATTTTACCTTTAGCTGGAGCATCACCAACTTCTACAGATTTATCTGCTTTTCCTCTTCCTCTAATTTTAGTTTTCCTAACAGGTGGTTCAGGTGCATCTTTCATAGCTTCTGCTTGTCCAGCCACTCCTGCTACTACTGCTCCTGCTAATTCTTTACCAAATAACTTTCTTTCTTTTTGCAATTTAGAAAAACCTTTTGCTGTTGCTGTAGATTGACGAGTTCTTATATCATTAGCATCATCTTCTCCCATACGCTTCTCTACTTCTTTCACATAATTTAGATACTTTTTATCAGCTATTAGAGAACGACCACTTCCCTTTTCTTTTCCATTTTGTTTTAAGGCTTTTTTATATTTCTTTGTAATAGCATCATAATACATTCCAGCTTTTCCCATAGCATCTTTTGTTTTAGAAAGAAATTCTCTAATTTCATCATCAGTAGCTTTACTCGGTTTTCGTGAGGCAGACATTTATATATTAAAGGGATAGAAAAAAATTTTAATTGTATTATATTTTTTTTTCTAAATAGATAATATAATAATGCCTACTCTTCATTTAAGAATTACACCTACTGCAAATCGGGGAATTAACAAGATTTTCTTGTCTAACCCCATTCGTTCCCAGAATTTGACCCTACATTCCGCAATTATTACTAAATCTGGAAACGGTTATAATGAGAACCAAATCTATTTAAGAATACCATTTCTTTCAAGTAATCAGTTTCATTCAGGAGATAAGCTTGGTTTCCTTACTTTTCCAACCGCCAAAGGAACGAAAGATATAGAAATTTTGAATTTTGGTAGTGGTTTAAAACTCGATGCTGACCACATCCCGGAACAGTTCGAAGTTCAATTATTAGATAGTAGTCTTGAAGGTTTCACAGATACAACTCATTTTGATGCTGTGGATTTATATTTTTCATATGATAGTCATAGTTTATTCTAATCTTTTTAAAAAAGATTTCTAAAAGTATATATATATATGGCTGTTCCAAAAGATAAAGAATTGTATGAAAGAGTAAAAAAAACAATTTATAAAAAAATACCAAAACATTCTGCATATCGTTCAGGACTATTAGTAAAAACTTATAAAGAAAGATATTTTAAAAAACATAAAAGTAAAGACGCTTATGTAGGTAAAAAAGAAACTAAAAAAGGATTAAGTCGCTGGTTCAAAGAAGATTGGAGAACAGCTACTGGTAGTAAAACCTATGAGAAAAAGGGAGATATATTTAGACCTACTAAAAAAATAACTAAAAAAACACCAGCAACTATGAAAGAAGTAGGTAAGAAAAAAATTAAAAAAGCTGAAAAAATAAAAGCGAAAAAAGGTAGAGTAAAAAATTTTCTCAAAATAAAATAATAGTATAATTTATATGTCCTACAAGATTACAACTTATACAAAAAATCAGGCAAAGAAACT